AGCTAGAACAGAAAATGGTAGGCAGTATGGTCTGAATATATATGATGACGAGACTACACAAGATATGAAAGTAGTTACTAAACTTGGATTTACAAGTCATAGTTTAAGTGAAGGTGATCATAGTGGACAATGTTTAGGTATAGGTACTGCTGTATCTTCGTACTCAACTGGTGCTAAAAAGAATTTAGTTTTTAGAATCAGTGTCTTAGGTCAGCAGGGAGTAGTACATGGTAAGACTGGTACTATAGAAGCTGAAGATTATGGTTGCTCATATAGTCCTGAAATAACATTGCTTCATGGTGGAGAAGGTTGGGTAGGAAATGAGACTTGGAATCATGATGCACCTTCCCTTAAAGGTGCTTTTGATATTGGCTCAAACCCTTACACATATAATACCAGAGGGTATTTTGTGATGGCAATAGAGGATACTGAAACAGCACCTATTAGAGCTAATATTAAAGCAGTCAGACCTGCACCTACACCTTTTGATGGAGATACTTCTGTAAGTACTGATAGTATATTAGGTGGTATTGTTGGTGAATTATCTGGTGTTACAGTTAATGGTAACGCTTTACTTTATAAATTAATTGGTAATGGTATATACTTATATACTGTTGCTGATGCTGATGATTTTAATGTAGAGATTGTAGATCAAGATCTCATGCGTGTTATGCAAAAGGAGGTTAATAATGTAGCAACCTTACCATTTCAATGTGTACATGGTACTATAGTTAAAGTATCTAACACTCAGAGATCTGATGAAGATGATTACTATGTTAGATTTCATGGTGAAAATGATAAAGATGGTCCTGGATCTTGGAAAGAATGTGCAGCACCTGGAATAGTTAAGAGTCTTGACAATACAACTATGCCACATATCCTACAACGACAAGCTAATGGTAAGTTTTTAGTTAAAAAATATACTTATTCAGATAGAAATGTAGGAGATAATGTAACTAATCCGATACCATCCTTTGTAGGAGATACTGTAAATAAAGTATTATTCTTTAGAAATAGATTAGCTTTCTTATCTGGTGAAAATGTTATCACATCTAGACCTGGCTCTGTAGCTGAACCTAACTTTTGGTCTAACACAGCATTAACAGTTAGCGCGGCAGATCCTATTGATATATCTTGTTCATCTAATTATCCCTCTGCTCTATATGATGCTATAGAAACTAATACTGGTTTACTATGTTTTAGTAGCAATGCTCAATTCTTACTTGCATCTGATGATACAGTTATGAATCCAGATACAGCTAAATTAAGAGCTGTGTCTTGGTATAATTATCATAAAATCATACCTCCTATATCATTAGGTCAAACTGTAGGATGGATAGATAACTCTAATAAATATAGCCGTTTTGTAGAGATAGCTAATATTGCTAGAGAAGGGGCGCCAATAATAATAGATACAAGTAAAGTTGTACCTACTTTAATACCTAAAGATATAGATTTATTTACTAATTCAAGAGAGAATAATATAATATTCATTAGTAAAACTGGTTCAAATACAGTAATAGGTTATAGATATATAAGAACTGGAGAGAAGCAACTACAAACTGCTTGGTTTAAATGGAAATTTAATAATACATTGAAGTATCATTTTTGTATTAATGATGAATACTATCTTTTAGATGTTGATAATTTCTTACAGAAAGTAAATATAGTACAAGCAGATGCTGATTTAAGTATTACTCAAGATTCTATAGATTACCAGATACATTTAGATAACTATACTACAGTAAGTGGTGGTGTATATAATGGTACTACTGGATTAACTACTTTCACTAATCAATCTGATTGGATAGATCAAGTAACAGCACCTAACCCAGTAGTAAATAAATTAGTAGTAGTTGATACAGATAGTGGAACAACAAGAGTAGGTAGATATGGAGAATGTACTATCATTAATGGTGATGATTTTACTGTTCCTGGTGATTGGTCTAGTGCTACATTAAATATAGGTTATCTATATGAATTCAATGTAGAGTTCCCTAGATTTTATTTACAACAATCAGGAGAAGGAACAGTTAAATCTGATATAAATTCTAAACTTACTGTACATAGAATGAAGTTAAACTTTGGTAAGATAGGTTTATATTCAACTACACTTACTAGAGTAGGTAAAGCAGATTATACTGATACATATGAATCAACTGATATGGATGAATATGATGTATCAGACGCTCCATATT